TTGGCGTAAGGTGTTAAAACCATTATTTAGTCCCCTTGTAATATTTGTTAACCTGGTATCCCTCCAGCTTGTAGCCCAACTTCTCATACAGCTTTAAGGTCCTTTCAGGTTCAATGTTGGTTGATACCCCAAACCGGAGCGATACCGCCCCTTTAGCCACGGCCCAATTCTCGAATGTTTTAATCAACCGGTAGGCTGCGGTCCCGCCTCGCCTTGATTTTGTAACAAACAAACAAAGATCGCTTGCCATCAGCATATGCCCGAAGTAGTGGGGGATAACCGTACCGCAGAACATTCCTATCGCTTCGCCTTTATCCTCTGCTATAAAACAACCCCCGCATTCCACCATTACAGGTGAATTAAAAAGATCGATTACTTTCTGGTCATCAAAATCAAGCATTTTGAAAGTAAGAGCCTCTCCGGCCATTTCTCTCCCCAGGCGAATCAATGAAGGGATATCGTCAGTATCAGCTTTTCTTATAACCAACGCTGATTTAACTTCGCTAGGCTGCCCCAAAATCTACCTCCAAGGTTAAAGCTAATATGGTTAATGGTGAAGGATCGGTTTGCCTGATAACAATCTGGCCACTCCTGGTCCAGGCTGCGTCCAGGGCAATCTCGATCTCGTTAGAAACTAACGCCGTCGGCTCGCCGTACCCCTCGCTGGTTCTCTGGGCGTAAGCGATCAGATGGTCGTAATCCGGCCCCACCAGGGAAGGTCCTCTCGTTGTATCCACCCTGAGATGTACCTTGGATACAGATTTCATTTGCCCCTGGCCTAGTCCATCGGCTTTAGGAGCCACGATCGGCAGGGTCTGCAAATCAGAGGTGTACGATAACCCGGCATGAATTCTTCCGGCTCCCTGGGTAAGAGTAATTGACCCATCCGCTGCGACGGTTTGTTTCGGAGCTACCGACCCATCCGCGTAAATAGCTACACTTTCACCTATCAGGTGATGCAACCCATTCACAACGGTAATTTCTTTTCTCGCCTTGCCCCCTGAAACATAAGCTGTATATGCGGATCCATCAACTCCTGTTTCGTTGGTCACCGCAATCCTGGTCGCATCATCGCTCGCAATCGCCAAAATACTGGCGGTACTGAGTCTTGGGGTTTCCGTAACCGTCACCACATTGGCAGCTGGATTCGGTGCAGACAGGTTGGCTATGTTATTCAATCCAAGGACTCCGCCGGTGCCGATCGCTATATTGTCAGCAACACCATTGTTAGTCCCATCTCCCAAGGAAAATTCGTTTGGGCTTGCCGGGGGGTCAGCAGCGGTAGCCGTCATAACAACGGTCGAACCGTCTGACAGGGTTAAGGTGATCTTGGTCCCAACCGCTATATTGGCTGCATCGGTGACCGTAATCGTCGCCGAACCATTAGCCCCTTTCAGTTCAAAGGTATTTGTTGCTTTATTCTGCACGGTGTACCGGTTGCCGTTAAGCTCGGTCATTCCTGTTTCCGTACCTATCCCTGCCATATCGGTAATCTGGACCATATCGCCGTCTGAGAAGCCGTGCGAGGCCGCTGTGATAACGACAGGGTTAGCCTGAGTTGCTGCGGTAATCGTCTGAGGATCGTCATACGATAGCCCGGAATCGACATGGAAAGCATCCCTGACATCGGAAAATATCCTGGAATGCAGCCGCTCTATATACCGGCGGTTCACTCCGTTGATCCTGCGCTCGATAACGGTATACAGCATTTTCTCGCCGCCAGATTCTGGAATAACCGCCACCGATTCGAAATCGCCGTCGGTATTATGATGGTGCCAGCCCAGGACATCCGGCTTCTGCCCGGACAAATAGGTCAGGCCGACCAGTTCTCCATCGGATCGCACCGCCCAGATAATGGAAACCGGAACGCTCGAATAGTCCCAATCCGTAATGGTGTACCCATCAAAAAGATGGGGTGCTATGATACTGATATTTCTAGGTTTGTACTTATCGGTTTCGAAAGAGTAGTTCATGTCGTAGACATGCCCGCCCAGGTCTGCGGTAAAAAGGACCGCGTCTCCTGATACGATCGGTTGGCGGTTGCCGGAACCGACATAGCTTTGCGGTCTTAGCGCAATGGTAGTCGGGGTCAGCGCGTCAGAATTCTCGGTCGTCAGTTTCCACTCGGTAGCGGAAGTAAAGATAACCAGTTCGTCCAATGGGATCAGGTGTCGGACCCGGTTGTACTGCCTGGCTGACAAGGTAAATAAAAGGGAGTCATCGTCCTGGGAAGGAATCGACTTGGACAGGTTGGATTCTGTCCCTGGTCGCGTCATCCAGGTAGATTGCGGGTAATTGTTAGTTGCTGAGAATACACGCCTTTGGTCGTGGTAAGAAGCCGTGGACGGATAATTGTCCGACCCGGTAAAAGGAGTCCGGTTTTCCGGCGGCGAGATCAGGACATCCGCCTCGATGTTGTCGTCCACGAAAGAAGTATCCGGGGTCTGGCCGATATAACCGTGGACTCCGTTGTCGTCTTTGTAAACATTGTATCTCGAAGCACCGGTGACAGCTGCCCAGGAAACAGTATTCTTGTTGCCGGAGGTTGATAAATCATTGGTCGCTGTTACTTCCGCTGATGCCAGGGATTCCTCCAGGATATCCGATAGCGCGGTGACTACATACTTGTAGGTCAGCGATCCGGAAGTAGGAGATGCGGAAACCGATACGCTGCCGGGGATAGCTATGCCGGGCTCGAAGGTAATCGTCGCTAGGGTCCAGTTCGTCGCTCCCAGGCGTTTTAGCTCCCTGGGCGCGTAGGTCGGGTGGACCAAGGTCATCACATCAGCCGACTGAGTGTAGTTAATGTCAAATAAATCAGCGGTCACATAAGGTGTCGTCACGGTATAAACCCTGCCAGCGGTCCCTGCGGAACCGTAAGCGGTGTATGCCGACGAATTGATATTGTTGTCCTGGAGATCAGTGATCTCGAAAGTGTTGGTTGTTTTGTTTGCGACCTTGTAATACCTGTCGTTGAGTTCTGTCATACCGACCACCGCAGCGATAAATACCTCTTCGCCGTCCAGGTAGCCATGGCTAGTATCAGTAATAACACAAGGATTCGCCTGGGTAGCCCCTGATATGGTCGTATTAGCTTCCAGTACCGTCGAACCCTCTGTATGGATTCTTAGGTAAAGGTTCCCCAGTTCCAGACAGTACGCCTGGTCGGTATTAAATATAAAGGGTATCACCCTGGTAGCAGCGGATCCGCCGTCTTTCACTTCCTTGATGTACTGGAACCCTGGACGGTTGACCGCCGGACCATGCGGCAGCGGGTAGAAATTAAGACATTCCGATAGCCCTGTCTGGTAGTGATTAAGATCGATGCGTCCGAGCATTTCGGGAGCAATAACCCCGCCCCCGAATGAGCGTTGATGTATTCTTGCCATTATACTCCCCTCTAGCTACGCGCCTTGATACCGCTTGGCACAAAAGTCCCAAGATTCGAATCCGTTCTACTCAGTTGTTTCCCCTGGCTCGCGTCGGTCGATTTTGCCTTGCCCATGTTGAAATTGTACTGCTGGGCGGCTATTTCCTTAATCTTGGGCTCCCTGGTTATCGGAAGAGCAAGATAAGAGGCCAACAGCCACGACAACGCATGGATAAACAAGGGAGGATACTTGGTCGTATCTTCTATGATCGCCGTGTACCAGAGTTCCGCATTATCCGTATTCGCCAGGATAATGGTGCCATGAGTCACATGGCTCTCGGTTACAAACTGGACCGGAGTATTATATTCCTCAACTACTAACTGTCTTGCCACCAAGTAAGGATTCGGTACGGTGTACCAGTATTGCCAGCCGGAAGGGGCTGTCCCTGAAATCTGGGCCAGAATCTGGCGGCGTTTAGCAAACCCCCAATCAAACTCGGACAGGCATTCGTCCCTGGCAATCGGATAAAACTTACCGCATTGGGTCGCTTCCGCGCTCCCATCAGGCGGTACGATCGCCGTGATCTCAGCCTTGTTGCCTATATGTCCTAAAGCTAGGTTGCAAATATCAACTGCTGAAGCCATTTACTTTCTCCGTTTAGAGGACTTCTTTTTCTTTGGTTTCTCTGCTGGTGGTTCCGGTTCAGTCTTGGATTCGCCGACCGGTTCTTCCCAGGGATCTTTCTTGATGCTGTAAATGTTTCCCCCAGCCCTGGTCCCCTGGATATTGGATGTAAAAGGCATCGCCGCTTTGGGCGGCGGTAATTCGTCTTCCACCCCGATCATCCAGGACCCGCGTTCCGATTCGTCCTCGATCTCGAAGACATCACCTGGTCGCCTTCGCTGCGATCCGTAATAACCCATGATTTTAGCTTTAACTTTAATGCTCACAAGTCACCTCTTAAAAAGTTAAAAAGGTGAAGTGGCGGGGAGCGAAGGAGGACTCCCCACCACCTCTGAGGGCAGACGCTACCTAAATAGCGTCAGCGTAAGATGCCCAGCTGTACGCCTCTTGATCTGATAGATAAGCATCTACCGTGATCGTTGGCGACGTACCGGCTAAAACATACTCAACCCCGATATACCTAAGTACACCTTCAGTTGGGACTGCCATTGTGAAGTTGTATCCTGCTACCAATGTTCCGGCAACAATCGCTCGACTTGACAAGACGGTCCCTAAAGAAGTCGCAGCACCTGTAGCAACGCCA